ACATTAGTATAGAAATTACTCAATTTAGCCTGTGATTAGTTGTTTTTGTGGTGGTAAAACAATACCAGAACCAAAGATTGAATTATAGTTAGAAATAAAATCTTCTGCTGGTGTGTAGGAGTATACTACATTCTTCTTAGCTAAGGCAATAGTAGCGCCAGATTTTTGTTCACCGTGAATGGGAAACGGAGAAAATCCAACTTGTGGTTTACCATCAGGTCCACGAACAACTGCAATACCAACCGGATTTACAATAACAAATTCTGTTTCGGATTGTGATTCTAGTTCACCAAGTAAATCTTCACCAGTTACCAATTTCAATGCTAATACTTCCATATTACCTCCAGAGCGAATAAAAAAATGATTTGACCTACATCAAATCGGTTATAAATACCTAAAATGATTTGAGTTATAGTATACTATTTTTTTGTCTTTCCTGTCAATAATTTAATGGTATATTTTAATGTCTGATCCTTTAGCAGCTGGAGGCCAAGCGGCCGTGAGTTCTTTAAAAAGCGCTCAAAATGTTGGCAAACAATTGGGTGCCGTGGTTGGTGACCAACAAGCCGACATGGAAAGAACCATACAACAACAACATAAGGCACGGGTTCAAACCAAGCTAGCAGAAGAAAGACGGGCTATTATGTTGGAAGTCCGTGCTGTAGAAAAATACGAACAACAAAAGACACATGAACGGGAGTTAGAAAAACTCAAACAAGATACTATCCGTAAACATGGAAAAAATGCTTGGACTGAAGTAGAGGCAGTAAAGTCCAAACTACAAAAAGAAGCAGAAGCGGAAAATAAGTTAATGGATCATGACCGCCAAAAACAAATACAAGTTTTTTGGTGGTGTATGACAGTTTCGGCGTTAATAACTTATTTTTTTAAGTTGTATAAATGAAGAATCCACAACCATTTATATTTGTAGCCGTTTTGATTCTTTGTTTAACACTAATGGTGGTAGAATCAGGGGTATTTTTTAAATAAACTGAAAGTGAGGATGTTATGAATAAATTAGGACAAATAATTTTCACATTAGTAATTATAGGTTCTTTAGGTATTGTAGTATTGGAAGCATTAGCAAAACACTAATAACTAAGAGTTGTTTTGTTTTTCTCTTAGTTTTTTTTCATTTTCAATTCGTTTGAATTCGTCATCCAAATTTTTGTCATCCTGTTCTTGAACAGGATCATGTTCTTGTGTCATCTTCCCCTACCCGCTTTACGTTGCACAGTCATCTTAGGAACAAATTTTGGCTTATTGATTTTTGGAGCAGGTCCTACCGGTTTTAAATTACGAACTTTTTGAAGTTGTTCTTCACGAAATTTTTTATCATCCGACATATTATCTCCTTATTGGTTGCGGAGGAAGGAATCGAACCTACGGCCCCTGGATTATGAATCCAATGCTCTACCTCTGAGCTACTCCGCTTCATACTTATATAGTTCAACTGGAGCGGGATATTGGAATCGAACCAATAACGAAAGGTTGGAAACCTTTAATTTTACCATTAAACTAATCCCGCAAAATTTGGAGCGGTGGTCTGCTTTGCTCAGATAACATTAGAGGGTGTCCAATGTCGTGCTATCACACACCGCATATTTAATACTATAACATAACTTATAATGACTGTCAATGGTTATAGCAAAATATACCAAAATACACTTTACTATAACCACTTTTTTTAGATTTCTCTAAACGCCTTATCGCTTTGTTACTCTTACGATGAACTCCTGCCTTACGAAACAATGCCAATTTGACAAGGTAGTTTCGTGGTTGTGGAGTAGTTTTCTTTTTCATATTACTCTCCTTAAAATAAAAAACCCTAGTAAAAACTAGGGTTGAATGTTTACTACTTATATAATCTATTTCCAACCCAACGGCTCAGGAATAATATCTGAATCTGGATTCTGAACACCATTAAATACTTCCCAAAGTTTTTCTTTAATAGCAAACTTGGTAAATAAACCAGCTTCATATCCGTGTGCTTCTATTTCCCAAGGTTGAACCCAATAATCAATCGTATCAGAATCAACTCTTTCACCTTTCCAACGAGTTAATTTTTCGTTGGTTTCTCCATAAACATATTGCTTAACATGAACCATCTCATGTGCTAATGTTTTTAGTATATCATAACCACTAATACCGGAATGAATTTCAATTTCAAATTCTCTTGGTTTACCACTTTCGTTATAATCTTCTACTGAAGCATAACCATAGGCTGGAATATACTTATTGAATTTTATCCTAACGAATATGTTTTCCAACATTTTTTCGGATATCAATTCTTTTGCGTAAAACTGAGCAGCTCGCTTAACGAACGGTCTAAATCGCTTTTTATCGGGACAACCAACTATACTTAGCTGCATTTGGGTTTCTCCTTAGTAAATTGACCCAATACAAAGCATATTTATGACCTATATCAATTTCACCTGGTGAAATTACTTCTCCACCTTAGATACCATTATATCACACTTCTCCAAGAATGTCAAGCCGTTATTATCCCGATAGGAATGGCGGTAATATACCGATTTGACACCCATGGCATACATCTGTTTGGCACAGTCTACACAAGGTGCATGGGTTAGGAACATGGTAGAACCATCTCCAGAATCATTACTTTTGGCCAGCTTAGCGATTGCATTGGCTTCTGCATGAATCACTTCCACTTTGGTCCTAATGCGTCCAACACCACCATCTTCGTCTTTGAATATCCATGGGTCGGTACTATATTTTTCTGGTATATTACCAACAAAATACTCTTTTTCTTCACACTCGTTTGTCCAGCCTGCAGGCATACCATTGTATCCAATAGATATGATTCTATCTTCTTTTACCACGATGGCACCCACTTGTAATCGTTTGGCGGAAGATAACTTAGCAAATCTTTCCGCCACATCCATATAAGCATCAATAAATTTTTGTTTCATTATAAAATGTAATAATCTTCTTTACCTACACCACACTCTGGACATTCAAAATCTTCAGGCAAATCTTCCCATTTACCTTCTGTCTGTTCATCGTGAACATGGCCACAAACTACACAAATATGTTGTTCCATTATAGTTTCTCCAATACTTTTTTATAGGCATTAGCATGGCGCTCTTCTACTTTGGCCAATGCTGAGAATCGTTTTTTAGCTTTCGCAAGAACTTGTTTGAATTGTTCTGCGTGTTCTTTTGATTCTTCAATTTGATGTTGTGCTTCTTTGGCAGCTGCCTCATCGCCATCTAAAATTGCTTGAAATTCAAAAGAAGGATACATTTCGGTAAACTCATATGTTTCACCTTCGATGGCCATTTCAAGGCACTCTTTAGTAGAAGGTTTACCAATCAATAATTCAAGATGACCCCATGCGTGGAGAATCTCTTGGTCTGCTGTGTGTTCAAAGTGTTTTGCAACATCTTCAAATCCTTCTTCACGAGCAATCTTGGCGAAATAACGATACTTGATATGTGCCTGTGATTCACCAGCCAAGGCACTTTCTAAATTTCTAATTGTAATACTCATAAAATCTCCATAAAAGTTAATAATATAATTATCTATATCTCAAATCAATAAATTGAGCGTTATACAGTATATGATATATTTTAATGATGTTTATCGAAAAAATCAATTACCACTCACCATTATCAAACCATAAACGAATTGTAACAGGCAACAATTCAATCACCAAAGCATCTTGTTCCCACGCCTCGTTTGTTTTGTTGTAATTAAAACTAATTCTCCAATGAAATGGATTTAATTTCAAAGTAATGTTACATCCGGAATACATTAGCCAATCTATCATTTTAAACCTTTCAGATAATATTCTGTAATTTTGGTTTTTAACATATAAGGAATATCTTCATAAGGCCATTCCAATTTAAATGGACAACCTTCAGAACCCCAACTCAAATTGTGTAAAAATCCTCTAGCTCTTTTTAAATCCTCTATGCTAGATGGATCAAATTGGTGCCTTTGATAGTTACTGAAATTTTCAATCTTATTGCTACTCATTTCACATACTCCAAATTATCTTTTCTCATGTAGTGTATTTCTTGTGTTTCACTACTAGGTATACTTTTAACCACAGGAATAAAAGTAATACCTTCAATCTCATTGCTTGCCCAATTTGAGTAGGTATAATAGATGTCTTGATTCGTTTTTGAACGAACCTTTTTGAGAACGGCTTTACCGCCAGTTGTAGTGGCAATATAACCAGGTCGAGAGGGTTTAGTTTTGTTCCAGTTTTTCATGATGTTATAAAACTCTCAATCGTATTTTCTGTTGGCACTTCATTTAACTTATTTGATTCAAATCTTTTTAGTTCTAAATTTTGTTCATGTTTTTTTGTAGAAATAAAAACTCTATCCGTTTCCTGTGAGTAAGGCAACAAAAGTTTTTTACCATGTGTTGGATATTTCATTGTTCGGAAAGGCAAAGTTAAACTTAAAGAATTTTCATAACTTTCTTTAATTTGAGCAACATATTGTATATAAAAATGACAACGAGGATGAGTTTTGATATCAAAAAGAATTTCTTCTCCCCATAAGGTGCTATTTGTTAATGCAACCCTTTTAGATTTAGGTTCAAAATTAATCTCGTCAATGAAAAATTTTGAGAATAACTCTTTTTCATATGTAAACCACTCTCCACGAATGTGTAACTTTTCAAATGTTTTGTGATAATGATTTTCCATAAAACGAGCATGGTCCGAATTTCTACACTTAATATAGTGTAGAACAACCAAATCACTAGGGTTTCCCACTTGTAAATCTGAAAGTCTAGTATCAATATCATTTGCTTTGCCAATTTTTATGGCACCTTTGACACTATCCAATATAAAATAAACATAACTTTTAGTATTCATAATATAATTATAACATAAAAGAAGGGGGCTGTCAAGAGCCCCCTATATTACCTACCGTTTGGGTAGTTCAATTGTTCCCATTCCTCATCGGATACAGGCCACCAATTACTCATCTTTCGATTTTACAGTAATTTTCTTTACCGCATCTTGAACTTTTACCATGTTCTCTAACCAAACTTTAAGCATACCATTTGTAATTTCGGCATCTTTAATTTCTACCTTATCAGCAAGAGTAAAGGCACGATTGAAATTACGGTTAGCAATACCTTTGTAGATATAGTTATCATCACCGGAACTATCAACTACAGCACCTTTGATTACCAATTTGTTACCTTCTAAAGTAACTTCAATATCAGTTTTGGCAAAGCCAGCAACTGCCATTTCGATGACATACTTGTTGTCTTTTACTTGTTTAATATTGTATGGAGGATAACCAGGTGTTGC